GGATCATTCACTCGAAAGCCGAGAAAAACGCCAACAGTGATGTTGGCCCCAGTGGCAGGAAAGGCGGTGGCGAGAAGACAGGCTTCAGTGTTGGCGGGCTTGTAGTAAAAAGCCCCGGAAGTGCCGGTAAGCACCGTAGTGTCGCAAGTCATGATTGCTTTACACAGAACAGCAGTACGGGCACTGCCCGGTTACATTCAGAATAGCCGTGGCCGATCACTCAGAGCAGGGCACCATAGCCTGCCAACCAGCAGAGATCTTGCCCATAAAGTGAGGCGAATAGGATGAAAGAGATGGCTCAATTGATTCCGCTCTCTCCCTAATAAAGTCAGGCCCAGTAATTGGCCCAGTCCTTACAAACACTTGATCGACATTCTTTTTTGTCGCCCCAAGCTGAGTAATGACTTTTGCTGCAATGCCAATAAGCTCCTGACATCTTGCAGGCCCGCCCCCAAGAGGGGCGAAGCAGCGAACGATGAGAGCACCTCTGGCATTCCTCACCGTTTGAGATATGCCTGACTCGCTCATTAGCCCGAAAGTTAAATTGATGCGAACATATTCTTTTGGGGGGTCGGGAGGAACAGCGGTAATGTTGTCAAAGTAGACCGGTACGGGCGGAACCTGGGAATTAAAAGCAGTCAACAGAGGCGCTTCAATAGCGGCTCTGATACGCTGGTATTCGGTTAAGCCATTGAGTATTTGATCTGGCATGACCGTCACGGAGAAAACATATCTACATCGCTAAAGGCAAATGAGACGCCATCGGCAAGATCTTTTTGCAAGGGCCCGCCCTTGACGTAGTTATCGAGCCAATCCTGTTCAGCCGTCCTGGCGGCAGGAGCATCCCGCAACTGACCATTGAAAGAATCTCCAATCTCATGACGAAAGCTTGGATTATCTCTGGCTGTGCCAAGCTCTAAAGCTTTTTCCTTTATGGGTGCATTATTTGGGCGGACGAACTTTCCCCTTTTACCATCAACGGCCTCTTCTGCGTGGTCAGATACGTTGACAATATTAAATCTTGATACGCCATTTGCCAGGTAGCGCTCAATGCGCCTAACCGGCGCATCGTTTTTCGTGTACTTTTTAACCCCCTCGGGACCAGTAGATCCTCCATCGGCAATCTGTGGCCTTTGTCCAGCAGGAGAAAAACCCCAGGAAGCAGCAAATTCACCGCTCCATGCAGGACCAGCCTCGGCCAGGCCATTCATGGAGCGAACTGCAACTTCCTGGATGGATCGAGCTATGAGCCTTGTAAGAATTTTTTCCTGCTCCTCTGCGTTTCTTCTCAGGTTTCTAGCCCGATAAGAAGCAACCTGCCTTGGTGTTGCGCCCCTCATTCTTCTGGGCATCAACTCAACCTCCCAACCACTACATGCAGTATAGGATTATCCCCTCGATAGGACATAATGCCAACAATCTTCGCCGTTCTTTGCGCCCCATCTTGCAAATATCGCACAGAATCAGTAGTTCTCGGATAATACTCTCCGAGTGACGAAGCCGAGATCAGAATCTTCACATCTGTCATCTGATAAAGCCCCTGCACCTCTTCCGGCCTGAGCTGAGTCGGGAGAAGCTTGATAGGAACCTCTGAATCGCACCCCATTACCGTCCCGGTATATGGGTCATACTGCTGATTCTGAGATGACTTAATATAAGTGCCAGAAATTCCCCACTGGGCAATCAGCGGCCCCGGAATCTTCCCAAATACACGATCAGCAAGAGACATAAGAGATCAAAGAGGATTGCTATACCAACCCCCAGAAACCGGATAAACCATACCGCCCGCAAAGGTCACACGTCGTCCCCTGAAAGCCCCGGCAGCGTAATACTTGTCAATCCTGGCGGAACTGCCCTTCGTGAGATGAGACTGATGAAAACTGCTATCAATGATATACTTTGAAAGAATATCCATCGCAAACGGTGGAATAAACTCAAAGCCCGACTGTACTGTATCTCGATCTCGATACTTAACCTGAAGAGAACCGCTGCCGAGATTTACCTCATCGTACTGATCGTTCTCTCTCAGCAAAACGCCCCCATCGTTATCAGCCCCAATACCCGCATAACCCCCAGTCGTAGTAAGAAAAGCTGCCATGTAAGAGACAGCGATTTCAAAGTCAAGTGGAAGCTCGTCACTTGGAAGAATTCGCCCATCGAGCTTCATATACCGAGGCCAGGCAAGAGATTGCTGGGGATCGACAAGAGCGCCCTTCCATTTGAGAGGGTTGATAGCCATTGTCGCCCCCACAAGTGTCTGCTCTTTCTGTTGACTGCTAAGAGCAAGCCAAGAAGTAATGCCTGGACTTTGCGGCAAATCAGAAAGAAGCGAAGTGGCCCTCGCTGCACTCACGAAGGAATTGGCGTTAGACGCCCCAAGAGTGGAAACGAAGGCCATTCACGCAATCACTTGGAAGAAGTGACACCAGGAGCTGTTTTCACCTTAGCCGCAGAAGTGGCAGGAGCCTTCGCCTGTACCGGCTTCGATTCAGCAGGCTTCGACTCGACCGGAGGCTTGATCGAGCACTCAGCAACAGGAGCCTCTTCCACTGGGGTCTCCACCGGTGCAGCGCTCTGCGTTTCTTCTTGGGCTTTGCGCTCTTGCGCCTCACGGGCAAGGCGGAAGGTAATCATAGACATGGCATGTTTTGCGATTGAGCAAGAAAAAGGCCCCACCAGCATATTAAATGCCAGCAGGGCTCAGCAGTAGTGCAACCAGGGGTCACACGTAGCAACGAAGCTGAGTCAGGCGAATGTTGCGATCATCGGTAAACACTTTGGACCAGTTGGTGCCAGTAGCAAGCTCAGTGTTGGTGGGCGAGTTACCAGCAGCGTTGCCAGTCCAGCTGATGCCATTGGGATGCACCAGATAGTGAGTACGGTTGATCAGGAAGTCAACGCCCTTCAGGGTGTCGCGATCAGTCTCCACCGGAGTCTTGGCGGGAGCAGTCGCATAGGCGAAAGCACCAGGACCGAAGAAATAGGTGTGATGAACATCAGCACCACCAGTGCCAGCACCAGCTTCATAAGGAAGGGTGTCGTCCACGAACACGGGACGGCCCAGATAGGTGCCCAGCTCAAGGCGCTCGCGAGAGAGGCGAGTATCCAGCTGGCTGGTCTGGCTCGCGGGAACGATCAGATCCAGGTTCATCAGGGCGTAATACACCGGAGAGCGCATCAGGATGCCCGTCAGCTCCTGACCAGCGTCGCCCAGCTTGGCGATACCACTCACCATGGCCGACTGGCTCAGGGCAGTGGAGGTGCCGCCAACAGCGTGGCTGGTGGCCAGGGGACCCCCAGAGACGAACATGCCGCGCAGGATGCTGATCATGGTCTTCTGCATGTCCCGCACCCAATACTGACCAGTGCGGCGAGCAATGGCCTGCATGGGGTCAGAGCCAGCCAGTTCACCAGCCAGGTCGGAGGCGCTCCAGGCACGGCCACGCACGTTGCGAACGCCGGTCTGCAGGTCGCCAGCCAGCACCGAGGGGGTCAGGCCAACAGTGTCGTTCAGGATCTCGGAATCGCCCGAGAGATCGCCGAAGAAGGGAAGGTCAATGGTCTTGCCGCCTTTGGCGAACTCAGCCTGGATGGCGTCGTTCGTCACCATCAGGCCAGAGTTGACCAGTTGGTTACGGTCTTGAACCTCTTCCTGCTGGTATTCCAGGAAGAGCTGTGGGATAAAAGGAACACCAGCGAGCAGCATGGCTTTAGCCTCAAAAGGAAGAGTTGCTTGAACAGGTTCGAGGCTCGGCACAGCCGACAGAGATGAGGGGCGTCAAACGCCAGCGCTCTCTCAACACCAAGAAAAAAGATTGCGGCACTGCCGCGACAGCATCCTCGAAGCACTGCAACGAAGAAGCCCTACATCGTCACTATAGCAGGAAATCACAGGAGCAATAAAAAGCCCCCAAAAGGGGGCGGAGGCGAGAAGCTGTAAGTGTGGTCAGGGAGTCACATCGAGGGTCCAACCTTTGCCGGTAGCAACAGCCTTCTCACCAGTGGAAACAGTGGCATTACCAGTGGTGCCACTGATGTCCAGGGTCTGAGTCCCGGTTACGGTAGGGAGACCAGCAAAAAGCTCAACAAGGTTGGCCCTTGTAAAGGCGGCGGGAATCACGTAGATGCTGCCACTTGCCATGCCAGCGTCATAGGCAATACGAAGAGCCGTAATCACCTCTTCAACAGCAGAAGTGATTTGCCTTCCAATCACATTGCGATCAGTTTTGTAGCTCATGGTGCGTCTGAGTAGAGTGCCCTACATCAGAATAGCCATGACAGCCGAGACCCAGCCATGTCGAGAAGAGAGTACAACACCGCTCGCAGAGAGCCGTGGAACGACTTCATTAGAGAGGCACTGAAAGCGATTGATACTCACAATACGATGTATTTTCAAACAAACAATATATGGCACCTGGAAAAGACAAGAGAGCTAAGAAAGCATGTAACTGAATTAAAAGAAATGATTAAGAGGCAGGAGAGATAAAAGAAAAATCCATTTAACTTTATGACTCCAATACTTAGCAGATAGCTTACTCGTTGGCTTACCTTGCGCATTGTGCCTTGCATAGTAGCTTCGGCGCCTAGCTTTCTCGGCTTCGGTCCTGGGGCTGCCACCGGCTCCCTCAACACCCTGCTGACCAAAGCGAACTACCTTATAGGCATCCCTTCTTTCGCCATCACAACATGAGACTTAGTTTTATGGCCAGGAGTCCTCTTGGGCTTATTTACCCCGGACAGACCAAGCTCTTTCATTTTGTTTTTAACTCTTTCTGGAATAGCCATTTACTTTCTCTTTTTGGCGGTTTTCGCAGAACGCTTAAAAGCTCCTTTATCAGGATAGTCCTTTTCGCCGGGACGAGCTTTTCTTTCTTTCGCCCCAGCCGCAATACGCTTTCGCTTTGCGTTGATGTTGGAATACAGTCCGCGCTTGGCCATGTCACTTCCTCTTGGGTTTCTTTTTGCGTGACTTACCAGCCTGACTGTAAGCTATAGCAACAGCCTGAGACTGACTATAGCCCTCTTCTCTCAGTTTTTTGATGTTTTGAGAAATGGTTTTGGCCGATCGCCCTTTCTTCAAAGGCATTGAGGAAAGTCAGCTACCCATACAATAAAGCCCCCTCCGGGAAGAGGAGGGGGCGGCAAAAGGATGGCTCAAAAAAAAGAAAGCAATAGACCCAGCAAAGCCGCCAACAGTAAAATAAAAATTCCGATTAGCGGAGAAGACTCGTTACTAGGCCGATAGGAGGCTCCGTTTCCACGAGGAACGGGAGAGGAAACTGGCTGAACAGAAGAAGGTGTGGGACGAGAAGAAGAATAGCCTCTGGTTCTCGCATAAGAACGTGTTGAAGAAGAGGCAGCGCGGCGGCTTCTGTAACCCCCGCGAGACCACTTTGCAACAGTTCTGCGCCCATACCTCCTGTTGTAGCGAAATTCGTTTCTCACTCAACCAAACATGCTGCCCATCGCCCTTGCCAGAGTCGGATCAAGCTTGCCAGCAGCGCGAGCTTCACGGAAAAGTCGCGCAGCTTTCTCCTTGTGTCCTCCGTTGACCATTTCTGCGACAAGAGTTGCATTCACTGATCCAACAGCAAACGGGTTGTTCGCAGAAGTATAAGCAGGAGTACGAGACGGAGCCATGCCAGAGCCGGTAGCTCCCGAGCCATTAAAGTAAATCGAGTAGTCGTCATCCTCGCGAAGCTTGCTCACGGCATCTTTGAGAGACACCGGATCGTCCTGGGGTCCATAAACAACCGTTTCCTCATCTTCAAGCAAACGGAAGTCCTCCTTCTTGAGCTTGAACAGATGCCCCGGCTTCCTGCAATCAACACGAGCCAGCTCATCCATTACCTTCTGCTCAAGCAGCGTTGCACGGCGGCTTTCACGCTCGCGATCACGCTCTTGCTCGGCCTGGATGATCCGCTTGTTCTGCTCTTCCACTCGCCGCTTCAGGGAGGCCATCTCCGCTTTCACAACCGTATCCACGGCGTCAGAGGGGTTGGTGTAGGCCTGCTGCCCCTGAGGCTGCTGCTGCCCCTGAGGCTGCTGTTGTCCACCTTGGGGCTGCCCCCCGCCAGCGCCGCCACCGTCGCCTTCCTCGCCTTCCTCGGAGGCATTCGCAGCCTTGAGGGCCAACACCTTCTCGGCAATCTCTTCGTCGCTCATGTCAGGCGTCAGCTCGATGCCAGCCACTTTCAGGAAGGTGGCAATCTGCTTGCGCTTCCTGAGATCGCCCTGCAGGCCCTCTTTCGTGGCTTTCAGCTTCGTGTTTTCTGTCTCCAGCGCATTGAGCCTGTCTTCAAGGGACTTGAAAGCACTGTTTGCCTCCTCAAGGGTCTCAAAAGCCATACGAAATTGTTGTCGGTGAAAGAACTATAGCTCAGGCTTCGCTTGGTTCAAACCCCGGCTCCGAAACTTCTCTATCGGCGCCCTCGCTCATTGCGGTTGTGTTGTCTACTTCAACACGGGGGCGGGAAGATCGCCCGTCAGCGGAGGAGCCTTCGCCAGCCCCCATCAACTCCCTGATGGTTTCAGTCCCCTTCAGTCCCATTTTTTCGATAATATCTGACACGCTGAAACCAGGAATGCCCTCAAAAAGCTCCCCGCTTTCAAGCATACGCATGAACAGCTCAATGGTTATCACCCCATCTTTGAACAGCGAACTGTAAGCCATTACCTGCTGCGAGTGCAGCTTAACAGGAATGAAGTTCTTGCTAATTACAATCTTAACCGCAGAGTATTTTCTGTAAGCCGCAGCGTACATAAGCGCCCTATTTAAGGCATCTTCAAGCGATTGAACAAGAACTGCAAGCTGAGAATCGCTTTGAGAGCGGTCAAGAAGCTTTGCAAAGCCGGATTCGGCCTGCGTTTTGCCCGTTGTCATTGCAACTGCGGCCAATCGCTCCATTGATTTCTCGATTCTGTCGAGATTTTTAAGCGTAACTTCCGCCCCCTCCATGCTTGCGCTAATCATCCCGAATCTTGCGTCAGGATTTTGCGAAGAAAGTGTTCGCCCCGACCCTGCTTTTACCTCATCGTCGGGACGGACCCCCGTCATTGTCAAAAAAGGCGAGGCCGTAAGGTGAATCGACTCTGCAAGGTCAGCAGAAACTGCCCAATGATGCAGATTTAGGCGAGCAATATCAAGAAGAAGGGGGCGAGCACGGAAAAATGCTTCTTTTTCACCCCCAAGAACGGGTACAAACGGGATAAATGGGATAGAAAGATACCTTTCCCCGCCCTCCTGAAGATACCTATCGGTATTTCCGGGGACATTTTGCTTCACATACGTCCTGCAGCGAACTTTACGACTAGGGGAAACAGGGCGAAGCGTGTCATTTATTTCAGAAAAGTCATCTTCCGCGATTTTTATGATGTCATAAACAAAAACAGCGGGCAAAACCTCTTCAAAAAACTCATTTATAGCACTTTTTCGACGAATTTCCCCCTTGATACGCAAATACGTGGGAAAAGAACCGAAAAGCGACTGCCCAAGAATCTGCGCACTAAAAATATCATGCCTACATTCAAGCACTTGGTCGCACTTAATCAAAACAAAGTAGGGGCGGGGGTTGAGAATTTTCTCCTCTTCTGCACTCAGGTCAGTAGGAAGCTTCGGATATTCGACCCAAATACCCGCAACACCCGCATCAACGGCTGCCGTAAAAAGTTCCTTGGTGTAAGAAGTTAAAGAATGCCCCTCAAGATCGCAATCTTCAAAAAAATTGCCCCACGACTCGTCAACATTCTCAGGGATTACAACGCCTTTGCGAAGGGCCGTACCAATTGTAAGGTTGCGAAGATGTGAATAAAATGGCTCAAAGCTACTCTGTGCTCTAGTTTTGCGAACGTCATAGGACTCTGGCTCTTCAAGGTGATCCTTGGGGATATATTCGTTAGTCGCTTCATACAGAAAGAACTCGGGAAGGGTGCAAAACTTGATCGGAGATAGCCTTTCAAGCTGCTGAGCCTGCTCAATCGAGTATTCGGCAACGCCGGTAACCCCCTCAACATTCGCTTCGAGCTCCGGGTGTCGCCGATCAAACGGATTCAGCCCCAGTGCGTCATCAGCATTTGGGATCAAGGAGTTACCGACAATAGCCACTGTCTTTTCGCAGCACTATTCACACTCTAACAGCAGAAAAAGCTTCGCAGTTGGGGGGCGGAAAGATTGAAAATGTCGGGGGCGGAAATGAGAATCAGGGGGCAGGAAAATGCAAACTATCTCCAGCGCTGCCCTCGCCCAAGCCCAATCGCAGGCCTTGGCATTGTTTGCCAAACGAGATACCTTAAAGCATCGCCAAAGTGAGAATAGTCTAATTTGCCGCCCTTTGAAGGCTTCAGGGTTGCGTCGTATCCCCAGTTTTCTAGCATTTCTACAGATTCGTGGCACGAGGAACAGTTAATAAAAATCTGCCCCTTGTTGAAGCAGTTGTTTGCGTGCCCCACGGTTTCTGCAATTGGGGGATTTCGGCGTTCTGCTATAACTTTCGCCCCCGTCTCCCTGAGAATATCGTGATCACTCATGGTAGACGACGTGCTAGCATGTGACCCCGAGCTATCAGGGTAAATCATCACCATGTTTCTTGCAACATGAGCGGCGTATTTCCGTTTGATATGCTCCGCGAGCGAAAAAGTGTCCCTGGAAATGTTCTCGTCAAATATGTGTAAAGCCTGGCCCCCAGAAGGCAGGGGGCGCATAACAGCATAGACACTCGAAACCTTTCCGACGTTAAAGTCGCACCCAATAAGGATTGGCTCGTTGGCTTCGGGGCAAAAGATATTTGTAAAGTGCTTGTCTCTCTCAAACTCACTAAATACGGTCGTCGTCTCAAGGTTAACAAACTCGCCCTTCACGTAAGCGTCAACCAAGTTTGCAGGATATTTCTCCAGCAAGTCCTTGACGTAATTTTCATCGAGGTAAGGATTATCTCTAGTGTCCGCTCTGTAAAGTTGCTTGTCATCGCTTTTATTTTTCTCAAAGAACCCCCAAATAAACTTCCGCCCCTCCGGTGTAGATACAAAGCAAATCTGCGGACAACTCCCTACACGAACCCGCCCCTGCAGCTTGACCAGGGCCGCCTCAGCAACCTCCTGTTTGACCGTATCCGCCTCGTCAATGACCAGGGAGGCGGCGTTGATGCCCACCAGGCGCTCCACGTTCATGAGGGGGCGGAGAAGGATTGTGGTGTCCCCCTCCGGTAGGTGCAAGGTGTAGCTGGGCTGAGGAGAAACTCGGTGCGTGAAAGGAATATCGTATTTATGAAGAAATGAATTCCACGTCGGAATTGCGATGTCGTTCAACATCACGTAGGTGGGCTCAAGATAAATGTGAGTATGCCCCTGACTCCTAAAAGCTAAAAGTATTGCCTTGGCGACACTGCTATAAGACTTTCCTGAACCCAATCCACCCACGTAAAGGATATACCTTGTATCGAAATTGCAAACAAAATCTTTTTGGTGCGGCAGCAGATCTGCAACAATTCGATCTTCGATCTCGTCTACGCTCAGAGCATTGTTGTTTTTTCTTTTTAATGCCTTGAGCATCGACGTATCATGAAAAAGCCCGAGCGATTGCAGAGCTGCTCTGTCTGCATATCTTGCGCTGCGGGCTTTTGCTGGCATGTTGTCGCTGGCCTGTTGACTAAGGGGCTAGTTTTGCTTTGTGCAGACGCTTCTCTTCGTACCACTGTGCAATCTCAGGCGCCCAATCAACAAAGTGAGGCCACATCAGATCGCAGAGCCAGCGTATCTCCTGCTGGGCGTCAAGCTTAGCCCTGAGGTCGAGAAAGTGCATCAGCGCCCTCATGCTAAAGCTCACCACAAAATGCTGGCGAATTGCATAAGGTATAAGCTCTCGGGCCTGTTCTTCAGCTTTGCCCTGTCTGATTTGATGGGCGTAGTGACAGGCAACGTCATAGCACCTAGCTAAATCAATTTTTCTGTCCTCCTCCGTGTACTCATAATCCGCCCCATCACGGTCTCTGTACCTCTGAGGGGGGCGAAGGTAAAATACTTCTTCAACGGCTCGCTTACCACTTGCAGCATCAAGAATCCTCTGCCCCGTATAACGCCCACTTTGAACGTCAAAGCTAACCCCAATCCGATGCGTTCTCGCCTGCTGCATTACAGAGTGAGGAAACCACCCCACATTCAAAGTAATTTGTGGATGCTCCGTGCAACCAAAATGCCCCCTGTCCCCACTCAGCAATCTCTTAACTGCAATTGCCCCAGCTTTTCGCTCCTCTGGCAGCTCTCGATCAGCGATAAAATCTTCACAATAATCCTGGTGCATCGCAGCGTAAATGCACCTCTGCGGCTCTTCAGTTCTGCGAATTAGTGCAACTCTGAACAGCGGATCAATCTTCTCAGTTTTCATGGAGCCGAGCAAATCCAGCGGGGGCGAGAAGCAGCATAGCTCAGCCTAAGAAGAAATCAATGTGGGGGCGAGAGAAAATTGATGAGAAGGGGAAAACAGCCGGGGCTAGAAACTTTACAGATTTGATATAAATACAAGTGTCTGTGTGAAATAGACACTAAAAAAAATTTTGAGACACTGGTTTGAAAAAGTTGCGAAAATCGATTTTTTTCAGAGTAGGGGGGTGTAAAGTAATTGTGCTGTTGAGATAGATGAGAGTTGATGTGAGTGTTGGGAATAGGTGAAAGAGCGCTGGTTGGAATAAGTAAAAAAATTTAGCTGGTTGGAATAGGTAAAAAAAATTTAGGGGTGGGGGTATGTCATCTGCCCCTCCCCGGCAGGGTTACCCCATCTAGTTACCTAGCAGGGCAACCCTTACCGGGCTGACTATAGGCTAGGCTCCAAACCTACCGGGCAAACTCTACTGTGAACGTCTGGCCGTTGATTGTGACGGTTCCGCTATTCTCGTTAGCTAGCGTTACCCTGCCAATCGGGGAATAAAGGCAGCCGGTAGCGGTGATGTAACCATAATGGACATCCTGTTGCTCACCTTCAAACCTAACCTCTTTGAATTTGTGCACTGTCTTAGCTGGTTGATTGGTTGAAATTAGGGGCCCGGCAGAATCAACTACCGGGCCAGGGTTCCAGGCGCTGGAGATCAGATAGCCTGAGAGGCCAACTTGATGTCTGCCGCTGCGCGATCCGCAAGGGCGGAAACTAGGGGGTTCTCAGTGAGCTTATGGGCGGGGTCCAACTCCAGATCACCATTGGCTGCCCATCTGATGCCGTAACCGGGCAGGGCTTTCTGTGCTGCTGTCAGGGCTTGCGGCTGATTCTGGAAACGTGCGCCGTGCACACTTGCTAGTAGCAGGGCATCACCAACTGAGACGCGGCCACGGCGGACTAGCAAAGCGCCTACCGAGATCCCCCATAGGTTGCTGGCAATGGCTGCGACCCGCCTACGGGCCGATTGCGGATCGGCGGGTTCCGGTTTGTGGAGCTGATCGGTAGGGGAAACAAGCGACAAGACAGGAGCGCCGGTGCTCCTGAACGCTGGTGACAGCCAGTCGGTGGGGTGTGTCTTGTCGGCTTTGCTGGCGCTGTAGGTTCTCCAGTTGGCACCGGGCCAACGTTTGCCGTGCTCCTGCTGCAGCCTGAGTGCTGCTAGTTGGGGTTCGGTCAAGCTGACCCCGAACCCTACAGGGCCACCATTGGCCTTGGTGGCCTTGCTGGCCTTGCTGGCCTTTGCCGGCGGCGGCGCAAGCTGGCGGAGGATCTCCAGCAAAGACGGCGGGGCGGTTGCCGTGGTGGGATCGGTTGCGGGCTCGGTGCTGGGTTCGGTGGGCGGCTGGATGGTGACGCAGTCGCCACCTAAGGGGCCGGTGCGGGGGCCCTGGTGCTGGTGCTCGGGCTGGTGCTCGGGCTGGTGCTGGCTGGTGCTGGTGCTGGTGCGGTTGGCGCGTGCCATGGTTGATCTGAAATAAGCCAGACTCAGTGTCTGGCAAGGGCCACAGGGGGGAACGATCCCCCTAGGCTCCCCACGCTTGCGCGTCGGAACGTGGCCGGACCCATCGGGCCGGACTGACTGAGGCTATTCGGTTATCTAGGTTCAGCTTCCATGATGGCACCATCAGGGCCAGTTGTCAAGCAATAGGGGCAAAGCGGCAGGCTTTTAAGGTTTTTCAGTCGCTTTTATCTGCAGTGTGAGGGTGCTGGCGGCCATGGCTGACAAGTCAGAATTGAGGTTTTTGGGTTTTTAATCCGAACCGCTGCAGCAGACTTTATAGAGTCTCCCTGCACCTTAGTTGCAACTTCCCGCCTGTAACTTCTCGCTCCTGCTGGTGCCAGTTGCGCTGCACCTTAGTTGCAACTTCCCGCCTGTAACTTCTCGCTCCTGCTGGTGCCAGTTGCGCTGCACCTTAGTTGCAACTTCCCGCCTGTAACTTCTCGCTCCTGCTGGTGCCAGTTGCGCTGCACCTT